TTCTTCGCGATCTCCCTGAACTCGGAGTGGGTCAGGGTCTTCTGGGGCTTGCCGTCCGAACCGGTGCCGGTCGCGGACTGGTCGAACACGTTGCGCGTCATAGCGCCGGTTCCTTCCTGGTGGGTGAGGTCGCCCTCGTCGGTCTGGTCACCGGTGTCGGTGCCGTCGTCCTTCTTGTCGTCGGTGGAATCGTCCGACTCGGAGTGCTGGGCGGCGCCGGCCTCAAGGGCCTGCTCGACGATGGCCGCGACGAGACCCTTGGTGTCGTCGTCGAGGTTGTCGTACGCCTGCTGGAGCGTCACACCCTCGCCGTCGTCGGTCGTCTTGGCATCGGGCTTGGCGTTGTCGACACCATCGACCGAGTGCTGAAGCTCGATCTCGGTACCGGTCTTGATGACGGCCTCGTCGGTCAGCTGAGTGAAGTCGTCCGGGTCGTCGCTGTGGGCGATGCGGACGAAATCGATCACCGCGCCGGGGTTGGCTCCGGCCAGCACGAGCGAGACCTCACGGATCATGCCGTGGATGACACTCTTGCCGCCGGCGATGACCTTCTCGACCAGCTGATTGGCCATGATCGACAGGTGCTTGATGTCACCATGCTGAACCTGGAGCTTGGCGTTCTTGCCTGCCGGCGTCTCGTTGAAGTACGCCTTGCAGTAGACACCCTCGCCCTCGCGGTGTTCCAGCACGGCATAGCCGAGGACGTTCTCGATGTTCTTGTGGCCGTGCATGTAGACGAGCGGCACCTGCTGCCCGTCCATGTGCTTGAAGGCATCGGGCAGAATCGTCCGGCCGTCAGAGCACTTGAGGTTGGCCTTAGTGGCCCATCCGCCAAAGTCAGGTACCATTTTGACGGTTCCCTCCCGTCTCTATCAGTTGTGGTGGCGACTCCGACGGAGCCGGTTCGAGTTCGAGTTGTGTTCGGGCCGGGCCGAGCTGCTTGTCGTCCGGCATGTTCGGGTTGGTCAGCTTGTCCGCGGACGGGTCCTTGGCCGGCTTCCAACCGATGGCGGTTCGGATGTCGTTGCCGGTTGCGATGCGGTTTCGGACGAACTTGTCGCCGATCTCCGCCAGTTGCTCCATGGCTACGAGCTTGAACGGGTTGCGATACCACTCGACCGATTGACCCTGAGTCCGTGCAGTCTTCGTCAGGAACGCTCGGCGCATTGCTTCGCTGATCGCATCGAGGATCGGATCGATGGTGCGGAAGAAGTAGTTGTTCATGGCCGCTTCGTCCGCGGTGCCGTTCATGACGTCCGGCGTAAGACCCAACTGGTTGAACAGCATGTCCGTGAAGTACTTAACCTCTTCGAGGAGTTTGTTCTCCACGGCCCGATTCAGTTGGGTGATCGTCTCTGTTCCATCCGTGTAGGCGATGCCGTACTGGCTGCCCTTCAGTTGGAACTCGATGTCCTTCCGACGTTGTTCAGCCTGCTGACGGCGAGCCTCGGACTTGATAACGTAAGGCAACTGGATGATCAGGTCCAGCTTGCCAGAACTGTTCGCATCGTCGGTACGGTCCAGAAGATTCAACTTCTGGATAAGCCGCTGGTAGGTCGAGTTCGGTTCGTTCATCACGGTGTAGAGAGGGTTCTCTACGATAGCAACGAACCTCTTGGGTAGCGTGATCTCTTCCCGCATACCGGATCGCTCGTTGTAGAGCATGACACGAACCGCATCCGGAAACCACGCGATGATCTCTCCGACTCGAAGAGACTTGATGTCGAAGCCGCCGGTGGTAGCCGGATTCACGGAGGTCTCTACCGGAACAATGGCAACTACGCCCTTCTCCAAGACCGTCTGCGCGATGTCCTGCCTGAACTGCCTGCCGGCCTGATCCATGTTGGCTTCAACTTTGAGGCAGTCATTCAGACCGCTCTTGATGTCCTCGACGTACCGCTCTTCGTCGTCCACGCGAACATGTCGGATCGGTACTTCAGAAACATCAATCGCTATTCGCGTGATGATCGACGCGATGATAGAGCGTTCGTTGCCCAACGACATCCTCTGTCGGTCGGGCCTGCCACCGTAGTTGAAACCGCCATGGTTCTGGTTGGTAATGTACGGGTCCGACGTGAAGGCGTTCCAAGCGTGCGCCAAGCTGGTCTTCAGTCGGGATAGCAATGCCATGAGTCACCTCCTTTCCTGGCTACTCGAAGGCTTCCTTGTTGAGCTTGTACGCAACCCAGGCGTCCATCAGGGCAGCGACATTGTCGATCTTGGCGTCCTGACGTTTCTTCAACAGCTTCCGGTTACCGTTCGTGTCCTCCATGGTAATGGCGTTACCCATGGCGAACATCATCAGCTGTTGATCAAATTTCAAGAGTCGTTCTTCACTAAGAGTCTTGAGTTCCCCAAGCGGGACAGACTCAGTCCTCGCCCCCTGAATCACTTTCTCGATACCGAATACGCCGTTCTCCTGCTCCCAACGAGTTACGAACTCCTTGGCGTTGTATGGGTCATAACCAAGTGCCCGGACGTCGTAACTCTTGCGTTGGATGTGATTGTCGAGGTCGTCATAGACCTCCATCATGTCAAGGATCTCGCCTTCCAAAACGTGAAGGCTACCCTCGGCAATGAACTCCTCGTACTTCTGACGCATGGCGCCAGGGAGCTTGTGGAGCGTGTTCGTCGTTATGTAGCTCCGAGTCTTGACTCCAAAGCCACGCGGCAGTGGGAAGAGGAATGTGAACGCACAGAAGTCGTCACCTTGAGAAAGGTCAGCCCCCATCGCGCAGGGCATCTGCCAATACTCACGCTTAGGACGATGAGGGATGGTTTCCTCGTACGTAAAGAAGTACGTGTAGCCCTCCATCGGGATTCCAAAGCGCTTTGCAAGGATGTCGTTCCGAGCAGCTGGGGCTTTCTCGGCTCGTTCAACGTCGAGTTGGTAAGTCTCATACGTGATCGTCTTCCCAAGGTTCGGGTTAGCCTTCAGCCACTTTGACGGATCGCCGACTTCCTCTATCTCGTCCAACTTGTAATGCCAGATCGAGATGTGCGGTGCCTGGTACTCGCCCTTGAGAATGTCAGCGAGTTCCATTTTGATCGTGTCGCCCGAACCGTTACGGACTGTCCCTTCGGAACTGATGGCGACGATCAAGAAGTCGTCCAGCTTCGAAGCACCTTGCTCGACGGCGCCGACTACGTCCTCTCGGAGGTCTCCGGACAGCCATTCATCGATAGTTGAGATCTTGGGCCGAAGTCCCTGGAGCTTGTTGATCGACATAGGCCGAACCTCAAGCAAAGAGCCAGTCAGGAAGTTCTCGACGCCCTTCTTAGTCGACGCCAACTTGACGCGATTCGCCTTGGAACCTGTCGTGTTCTGCATCGACCCTTCGGTAAGGAACTTGAATAGCGGTCCACGACTTCGGATGATCGCTGTCCTGAACGGAGACATGACCTCGTCGGCCTGTTTCATCGTCGGCGCCGTGGTGATCTGGTGCGTCGTCGATGTGTCGATGTTCAGGAAGTACGCCTGGATGCAAGCGGCGTACATGGACTTGGCGGCTCCGCGGGCGACGATCAGGTACTGCTTTGTCGTCAACCGCTTTTTGACCACCTTGTCCTCGTAGTGACCTTCTTCGCCGTTCTCACCCGGTATGTAGACACTCCGGTTGACGAAGTAGTACCAGCCGAAGATCTGTTCCGCCCACAACTTGAAAGTAGGCAACAGATGCAAATCGCTGCCGTCAGTCAGTGTGAGTTCCTTCTCGCAGTAGAGGATGAAACCCTCGACTGCGGCGTCGTCGTAGTAGATGGACGGGTTGGCGATGAGCGCGTCAATGCGGTTCATCTCCGCCGAGATCTCCCGATTAACCGGAATCTCCCCACGAATAACCGCGTCACGGAACTGTCCGTAGTAGACCGGGACGGCCGTGTTTGACATGACCATTACTAACCCTCCCTTCTACTAACCGCGACCGGCAAGAGCCTTGGCGAGCTGCTTGGCGGCGTACTTCTTGGTCTCTTCCTTGCCGATCTGGAGGAGGACGTCCTTGATGAACTTGCCAGCCTCCTCCTTGGGGCCGGGGTTGCCCTTCTTGTAGCGCTTCTCCAGATCCATGCGCTCCAGGTAGGTCTTCAGTTCCTCGTTGGTGAGGGACTTCAGTCCTCCGGCCTTTACCTTGGCCTTGGCGGCTTTGGCGGTCTCATGATCGGACGAAACAGCCGGCTTGCCACCCGAAGGGTTGTCACGACGGACACCCCATTTCATGCCCTTGACGCCGTAGTGTGACAGGACGTCACCCAGCACCTTCGGTTCGCCGACTACGCGGCCGGCAAGGATGGATCGGTCCATGAATCCCCCTCTCGGGTCACGTTGAGTCGCCACTCCATCTTCTTGACCTGCTCGTCGAAGGAGTTGACGAGATACTGCGTCTGAGGCGGATCGAACATGAGTCGCACGCGGAAGTAAACATACGACTTGACAGAACTCCAGCGGGGGTCGTCACCGAGGAAGTCGCCCCACGTGGGGGTAGCGTCTTCGATCATGTACCCGCCGACGGGCCCGACCCCCAACTGTTCGAGGTCGGAGAACACCGAGTTGATGTGCATGAGAATGATGTCGTCGAACACTGTCAGAGAAGGATCGACATTGCACATCTTCTTGACGCTGTTGAGGATGCTCTGTTCCACGCGGGACACCTCCCTTCATTGGTCTAGCTGAGGAGGCGGTCGACCTCGGCTTGTACCGCCTTGGCGTTGTAGCCCTCCCGCGTGAGTCGCTGAACTCGCACGTTGCCGTCACCCCATTTGCCGTCGATGACTTCATCGGCCAGCTGACGGATGGACTTCTTAGCGTGGTTGTTGCCGAGCAGGAGGCGGTTAACCTCCTTCTGGACTGTGTCCGAGTTGTAACCGGCCTTTGTCAGGCGCATGACTCGGTCGGCGCCGTCACCCCATTTGCCGTCGATAACCTCGGCGGCGATCTGGCTGACGGTCTTCCGCTTCTTGGCCGCCTGGTCCTCGTCGAGGAGCTTGTTGACGAGGCGCTGGATCTCGGTGGGGTTGTAGCCGGCGCCGTGCAGACGCTGTGTACGGGTGTGGCCGTTGCCCCACTTGCCGGCGAGGACCTCACGAGCGATCTCGGCGTTGGTCTTCTTCTTCGACGGGGCCGGGTCGACCGGAGCGGAGTCCGAACCGGGCTTCTGGTAGGTGCCAGTGAAGAACAGCGCGTGGACATGGTCCATGTGGTTCTCGGTCGGGCTGCCGCGGTCGGCCATCTTGCGGACGACTCCGGGGCTGGTCACGGTCGAGGTGATGTGCTGTTCCCAGATGACGTGCTGCAGTCGGAGTCGCTGGCGGTTCTTCCAGATGTAGTCGCGGACCCACTGACCATCGGCGTGGTTGCGGACCATGAAGTCCAGAGCACGGCCGGAGTGGTGCTCGGTGTTCGACGCGTTACCGTCGTAGCCCCACATGAACCAGATCTGGTGGCCGGCCTTCTTGGCGGCGTCGAAGATCTCCTTCGCACGGGACTCGGTGGGCCCGGTGATCTTGCCGAGCTTGGAGCTGACGTACTCCCAGCTGTTCTTGTCAGTCGTCATTCCGGGACCTCCTCGGCCTCGTAGTCCGCCGCCGTCTCCTGGGCGAGCGTGTTCTCTTCGTCGTCCTCGACGGGCGGGCAAGGGGCGCCCGTGTCCTTGTCGGTCATGCTTCCTCCGGTTACCAGAGCTTTGTATCGCCGGGCTTTCGCTCAACGACGGGTCGGGGCAAAAGACTTTCGTCGCCGTAATGAATGGCGTTGTGGGTCTGATGTGTTACAGTGATCAGGAATTCAGGATCGAGATTCGCCGGGTTTCCAGAAACGATGTCCTCTGTGGTCATCGGATTCATGTGGTGAATATAGAGACCGCTATGGATGTCGTATCCTTCGATCCCCAGATCACAACCGTTATCCCGGGCAATAACCTCGTGTCGAACTTGTCGCCATTCGGGAGAGGTGTAAAACCGTTGGTTCATCCACCGGTCGTAGCCGAATGTGGTTTCGCCGACTTGACCTCGTAGCTTAAGGTACTTAAACCGATCTTCAAATGTCAGAAGACGACGAAGATCGGAGTAATTCCTATTCATCCTGATCAGATTCGGTCGGAGGAGGACCATTTCCGGTATAGGCACGGAAGTAGTCCATTGCTTCGCGGAACAGCTCATCGGACTTGCGCTGAGACTCCATGGCTTCCTTCTTGACGACCAAGAGCTCATTCTCGTGCGCGAGACGCTGTTGTTCGAGCCGTTCCCTTGACGAACCGAGCTTCAGAAGTGCTGTCGTCTCGGTAGCCGAGGCCGTACCGTCTCGGAGACGCTGTTCGACTAGGTCGTAGGCCAGCGAGATCATCTGGTTCTCTCGACCCTGAGGAGTTGTCGCCGGTCTGCCGGTACTTGTCGGCTTGTCTGGGTCTCTTCTCGGTCGAGTGACCACGGTTTTCAACTCCTTTCGGTGGGGATAGGGTGAGGGAAAGGGGAGTTTCTCAGGAGATTCCTCGATGGAAACGGGGTCGCCAAACCAAAGCCTTCATCGAGGAACCACCTGAAGAACCCGCCGGGGCAAAAACTTTGACGGAAAAGTCCCCGCGGGGGAAAATATAGG